CTGTTATCAATTATTCAGAAGGTAAAATAAATGAGTTTGTCTAAAGAGGAAATAGAAAATCTATTCAGAGATTATAAATTTATTGAACTTCAAATTTTAAAATTGGAATATCAGATAGATAATTCAGATTCCGATAATTTAAAATCTATGAATTATAATGGAATTAAAACCTCACCTACAAATTCAATACCAAGGCCCACAGAAAATCAAGCAATACACAATATAGAAGTTGAAGAAAGAAATAGTAGGCTTATAAATAAATACAAAAAATTAATAAATATTATGGATAAATCATTAGAGCTATTACCAGAACTACAAAAAGGTGTGATAATAAAAAATATTATAGAGAAAAAGTCATTTTATGTTGTGTGTATGGAACTTCATATAAGCAATAGTTATGCCAAGAAAATTAAGATTAAAGCAGTTAATAATCTTTTAAAATATATTAGTGATATAGACAAATAGGGTACTATTTTGGGTACTTATTTGTCCTAATATTATTAAAATTTTGTTATATAATAATAGTGTAGATTATCCCCTAGTTAACCATATATTATTTTTTGGCTTTTTATTCGAGTATTTCGTTCATCATCCCCATCCCCTAAATAATATACAATATGTATTGCAGCTCCAAAAAAGCTGCAATATTTTTTTGACATATAGCATATAGTTGTACTATATGTTAATCGAAAGTAAGTGGTACGTAACACTTACTTTTTTTTACTTTAAATATAGACAAGGTTAAAAGGAAGTGATTTTATGGCAAAAAGTACAGTTGGTGCTAAATGCAAACTCACAGATGATTTAATAGAAAATGCTTGTGAACTACTAGCTAGAGGAAACTATGATAAGACAGTATATAGGTATTTAGGCATAGGAGAGGCATCGTGGTTTAGGTATATAAATCGTGGTGAAGAAGATTTTAATAATGGTAAAGATACTGTATATGCTAAATTCTATATACAAACTACTAAAGCTAGAGCACAAAGCGAAATTAGAAATGTTGGAGTTATCCAGCAAGCAGCAGAAAACGATTGGAAAGCATCTGCTTGGTTTTTAGAAAGAAAATTTGCTGCTAGATGGGGCAGAAGAGATAAGACAGAATTTACAGGCAAGGATGGGGGCCCTATTGAAATTGCTAATGCTAAAGAAAGTTTATTAAAGAAATTAACTGAATTATCAGAAGAAGAAAAAAATACCGAAAGTTAGGTAGTAAACTATGGAATCTAATATAAAAAAATTAATTAAAAAATTAAACCCAGAAGAGTTAAAATATTTTATAACCAAACTTAGTGAAGATGAAGTAACAGAGTTGCTTTATGATTGGGAGGTGTGGGGAAGAAATAGCCAACTTGAACCGGTTGGGGATTGGGCCTATTGGCTTATACTAGCTGGAAGAGGTTGGGGTTGAACCCAAAATAAGGAAAAACTAGAACAGGCAGCGAATGGGTGAAAAGAAGAGTTTACCAAGGCTATAATGGGTTGGTGCTAGTAGCTCCTACTGCATCCGATATTAGAGATACTATGGTTGAAGGTATATCTGGTGTATTAAGTGTATTTCCAGATAAGCATAAGCCAAATTACGAGCCATCAAAAAGAAGGATTACATTTCATACTGGAGCTACTGCAATATTAGTATCTGGTGATGAACCAGAAAGACTAAGAGGTTTAAATTCAAGTAGTGTTTGGTTAGATGAGCTTGGAAGTATGAAATATCCACAGGAAGTTATCAATATGGTTAAGTTGGGGCTTAGAATTAGTGATATGCCAAGGTGTATTATAACAACTACTCCCAAACCTATTAAAGTAATTAAAGATTTGCTTATAAAACAAAATGTATTTATAACAAGAGGTAGCACTTATGAGAACAGGGATAATTTATCTCCTGTCTTTTTCGATGCAATTATTTCAGATTTAGAAAATACTAGATTAGGTAGACAAGAAATTTACGCTGAAATATTAGAAGATGTGCTGGGAGCTTTATGGAATAGAAGTATATTAGAAGAAACAAGAGTAGATATAATTCCAGAGTTGCAACGAATAGTAGTAGCAATTGATCCAGCAGTTAGTATGAAGAAAAAATCTAATGAAACTGGAATTATTGTAGCTGGATTAGGTGAAGATGGGCAAGGTTACTTACTTGATGATGTAAGTATAAAAGGTTCACCAGAACAATGGGCAAGTATGGCAGTACATTGTTATTACAAATATGGAGCTAATGGGATAGTAGCAGAATCGAATCAAGGTGGAGATATGGTTAAATACACTATTAAGACAATAGATGATAAAGTTCCAGTTAAATTAATTCACGCTAGTTTAGGCAAATTTGCTAGAGCAGAACCTATTTCAGCTCTATATAGCCAGAACAAAATTCATCATATAGGGTGTTTTCCTGCACTTGAAGATCAACTTTGTACTTGGGTACAAGGTGAAGAATCTCCAGATAGATTAGATGCTATGGTTCACGCTTTTACAGAACTTATGCTAAATAGAAGAAGAATAATTTCAATTACATCAATTCCAAGTTTAAAACAACCAAATGTTTGGAAATAGTCTTTCTAAAAAGTAGGTGGTAAAAAATTGCCAAATAAAAATATTTATATAGAAATCGGTAATACTGGATTAGAGAGATTCGGTGGGCAAATATATGAAGAATTTCTGCCAGAGTTAAAAGGCATTAAGGCTATAAGAGTTTACAAAGATATGTCTTCAAGTGATCCAACCGTAGCAAGCATTATTTTTGCTACTCAAATGTTAATTAGGCAAGTTGAATGGAGAGTAGAACCATACAGTAGAGATAAAGAAGATTTGAATAATGCAGATTTTTTAAATTCTTGTATGGATGATATGTCTATGACTTGGAGCGACACTATTTCAGAGATTCTATCAATGTTAATTTATGGGTGGAGTTACCACGAAATAGTATATAAGCAAAGATTAGGCCCAAGTAAAGATTCTACCAAAAACAGTAAATATAAAGATGGTAAGATTGGATGGAGAAAGATTCCAGTAAGAAGTCAAGATACTTTAAATAACTGGATTTTTGATGAAACAGGAGGCTTGCAAGGAATGGAGCAGTTAGCTCCACCTAATTATATTGTTAAAGTTATTCCTATTGAAAAATCATTACTATTTAGAACAATATCCCAAAAGAATAACCCAGAAGGTATGTCAATTCTTAGGGGAGCTTATAGGCCGTGGTATTTCAAGAAGAATATTGAAAATATAGAAGGTATAGGAATAGAGCGTGATTTAGCTGGATTACCACTTGCATATGTTCCTCCAGAGCTTTTAAGCCCAACTGCAACTCCAGAGGAAAAGAATGTACTTAATGAAATAAAAAGAATAGTAACTAATGTAAAAAGAAACCAACAAGAAGGTATAGTGATGCCAAATCTTTATGATGATAAAGGAAATAGGCTTTACGAATTTACTTTATTAACTTCTGGTGGTAAAAGACAATTTAACTTAAATGAAACCATACAAAGATATGATCAAAGAATAGCTATGACAGTTTTAGCAGATTTTATATTGCTAGGGCACGAAAGCGTAGGAAGTTATTCATTATCTAGCAGCAAAACTAATTTATTTGCAGTAGCTTTAGGAGCTTGGCTTGATAGTATAGCACAAGTTTTTAATAGATATGCAGTACCTAGACTTTTTGAAATTAATGGTTGGGATATAGATAGACTGCCTAAAATTGTTCACGGTGATGTAGAATCCATAGATTTAAAGGAACTTGGAGATTACATTTCAAAGTTATCTGGTTCTGGGATGCAGTTATTCCCTAACAATGAATTAGAAAATTATTTGTTGAAAGTTGCTAATCTTCCTAAGAGCGAAAAGGGTGGAAATTAAATATGAAAAATTATCTTTATGAAAGAGTTGAAAAAGCTATAGAATGTTATGTTACTAATCAAATGACTATTAGAGCAATAGCAAAACTATTAGGAGTTTCTAAAAGTACAATATTTGTAGATTTAACTATTAGAGCTAAAGAGGTTAGGCCAGATTTACTAACAGATATAGTTAGTGTATCTCAAAAACATATAAACGAAAGACATATAAATGGTGGAATGGCAACTAAGGAGAAATTTGTAAAAATGAAAAAGGAAAAACAAAAGGAATTTAG